ATGCTCGCGAATGTCGAGCTTGGCATGCACGGCAACAAGGGGCCGAACGGCGCCCGGGGCTCGATTCGCAACCTGCGCCGCATCGGCGTTAAGTCGGTCATCGGGCACTCGCACACGCCGGGCGAGGACGAAGGCAGTACGCAGGTCGGCACGTCCACGGGCCTGCGTCTCGAATACAACAGCGGCCCGTCATCGTGGCTGCAAGCGCACTGCGCGCTGAATGACGACGGCAAGCGACAGCTCGCGGTCATCGTGGACGGCCACTACAAGGCGGAAAAATGAGCAGCCTTGAGCGATCAACCGATGGCATCGCGGTAGTGGTGCCGGTGACAGAAACCCTCGAGGAACAAGCGAACGGTGCGGATGAGGGCGCCACGAAGCCGAGCAACCCCAAGGACATTATCGGCTCGCGCAAGCTCGATTTGAGCATAGTCCCGTGGACCCTGATTGTCTGCGCCGCTCGTGCGTTCCTCGAGGGCGCGCTCAAGTACGGCCGTTTCAATTGGCGCATCTGCGGTGTGCGCGCCTCGATCTATCACGCGGCGGCGTGTCGGCATATCGCCAAGTGGTGGAACGGTCAGAACGCCGACACCGACACGCGCGTGCATCACCTCGACAGCGCCATAGCCTGCCTTACGATCATTCGTGACGCGGAGCTGTACAAAAAGCTCACCGATGACCGGCCGCCCTGCCCGGACCCGGACGCAATGGCGCGGTTCATCGACAGCGCCGAGGCCGACGTGGCGCACCTCAAGCAGCTTTTTGCCGAGCACAACCCGCGGCAATATACAATCGCGGACACGCCGGCTAAGCTACCAGCATGAACCGCCTACGCTCGTGGGTGCGCCGTTGGCTCGGCGTGTCCGATGCTCCCCCGCCTGTTGCCCCACCGGCGCCCATCCCGTGGCAGGAAATACTCAACCGCCTTGGGGTTGGGCCGACTGAGGAACCGCGCAAGCCCTACAAGCTCCCCGACCCGCTGCCCGGCGTAGTGCCCAAGGTTCTGCCCACGAAGGAAACCGGCCTTGTGTTGGCTATGGACAAGGGCTGTGAGGAAGTCGAGCGCGTGCTCGCCACTGATGGCAGCAACGGCGCGATTCCCCCGGCCGCGTGGGGATTCGGTGACGCTGGCTCTATCGGCCCGGGCGTCACGTTTCTAGGGTTCCCCTACCTCGCGGAACTCGCGCAGATTACCGAGTACCGGACGCCGGCCGAGTCGCTGTCAAACGAAATGACGCGCCGATGGCTCAAGCACACCAACAAGGGGAAGTCCGACAAAGAGGACAAAATTAAGCAGCTCGATGACCGCATGGACGAGCTGAACGTGCGCGACCTGTTCCGCGAGGCCGCGCTCAAAACCGAGCAGTTCGGCCGCGCGCACCTCTATGTGTCGGTCAAGAATCAGGACGATGACAAGACGCGGCAGCTACCGCTCGACAAGATAGGCAAGGGCGAACTGTTAGGTTTCTCGTGCGTTGAACCGTATTGGCTCACGCCCTACTCGTGGAATGCCACGCACCCCGAACGGAAGGACTTCTACAAGCCGCAATCATGGTTCGTCATCGGTCGCAAGACGCATGCGTCCCGCCTGCTGACTTTCATTTTTCGCGAGGTGCCGGACCTGCTGAAGCCGGCCTACGATTTCAGCGGCATCAGTATTACCCAACTCATGATGCCGTACGTTAACCGCTGGCTGCGCACGGCGAAGAACGTCAACGATCTAATCAACATTTTTTCAATCGTAACACTCGCCACGGACCTGCAAGCGCTGATTCAGAAGCCTGCGGACTTCATGGCGCGCCTACAGGTGTTCACGCAGGCGCGCGACAATCGCGGCGTCATGGCGGTCAACAAGGCCACCGAAGAATTGACGGTCAACGATGTTTCGTTGGCCTCGCTCGACAAGCTGCAAGCGCAGGCGCAGGAGCACATGGCGACCCCGGGCCGCATGCCGCTTATAAAGTTCTTCGGCATCACGCCCACGGGGCTGAACACAGCGGGCGCGACGGAAGGCGAATTCCAAGCATGGTATGACTACGTGCTCGGACTGTTGATGCTCGGCTTTTCCCCGAACTATCAGCGCGTGTTGGAGTTGGTGCAAATGGACCTGTGGGGGTCCGTTGACCCTGACATCGGCTTTGAATGGCAGAACCTGTACGAGCCGACCGCCAAGGAAAAGGGCGAAATGCGCAAGGCCGATGCGGACCGCGATATTGGATACATCAATTCCTCTGTCGTCTCGCCCGATGAGGTCCGCGAGAAACTACAGCAGGACCCGGAATCGGGGTACAACAACCTGAAGGGTTCCGCCCCTGAGCCGCAGATGGTGCAGGAGCACAATCTCAACGAGGAAGGCGCCGAGGCGGCGCACGGCCGCAGCGAGGAATCCGCGGAGAACGCCCACGCCCGGCAGCTCGAGGTGCAGACGGCCGAGTAACGCGCTATCCTGCGCACATGCCCCTTTCGTCCGGCAAGTCAAAGGCTGCCTTCAGCCACAACGTTGAGGTTGAGGTCGCCGCCGGCAAACCTCAAAAGCAGGCGGTCGCCATCGCGTACTCGAAAAAGCGCGAGGGCGATTGCGAGATTGAGCTTGACGAGGCAGCAGAGTCCGAAGATTGCGAGGTCGAAATGGACGCCGTCGCCGCGGTGGATGAAGCGCCGCGCGGAATGGCCTTCGACCGGGGCGGCTCATCGCGCGTCAAGGACATCAACGGTTGGCTGCACGTGCGCGACTGTCGCATCAGCAAGGCCAACATTTGCCCCTACATCGGCAGCGAGATTCCCGGCGCAAAGGAACTCGGCCTCGAGCCCGACCGCGTCTATAACCTGTACCGGGACGCCGCGGCGCTCGCCGCCGCCGCGCCGACGTTCGAGCGCGCGCCGCTCATGTTGGATCACCTCCCCGTCACTGCTGAGACGGCGCAAGAGCACCGCATCAAGCGCAAGATTATCGGGGCAATTTCCAACGTCCGATGGCAGGCGCCGTACCTCGTGGCCGACCTCACCGTGTGGGATGGCGAGGGCATCGAGGCTATCGAGTCGGAGCGGCAGCAAGAGTTGTCACCGGGCTACCACTACCGCCCCGAAATGAATTCGGGTACGCTCGACGGCGAAGGCTATGACGGGCGCATGCTTGACATAGTTGCAAACCACCTCTGCATTGTGGATACTGGCCGCACTGGCCCTGATGTCATCGTCAACGATTCTCTCCCCAAGGCTGCGTAACAAATGAAACTCGCTCAAGTGCTCGCGCTTGTGACTCCGTTCCTTGCCACAGACAAGAAACCGGAGGACGTGCGCGCGGCGATTATCGCCGCGGACAAGAAAGCCAAGGACGCCGCCGGCTCCGGGCTCGGTGCTCGCGAACTCGAGGAAAAGGATCAGGCCAAGGCGCAGGACGCGCGCGAGGCCGCGCTCGATGAGCGCGAGGAAGCAATGGACGCCGCCGAGGAAAAGGCGGACAAGGACAAGACGGCCGAGGACAAGGAAGCTCGCGACCGCAAGGGTGCGCGCGATGCGCGCAAGCACGCGCGCGATTCCCGCAAGGGCGCCCGCGACAAGCGCGCGAAGGATCGCAACGATGATCCCGAGCACACCAATGACGAGGACTACAGCGACGGCGACCCGTCCACGCCGGGCGGATCGCGCGCGGGTGGAAAAACCGCCATCGACTCCGCGGAGGTTGACCGGCGCATCGCTGCTGCCGTCGCCTCGCGCGACGAGCTGCACGCGGCCCGCGTGGCCGTCGAGCCGATCCTCGGCAAGTGCGCGCTCGACAGTGCCGAAGCGGTCTACCGCGCGGCGCTCGACAAGCTCAGCGTCGATAACAAGGACGTGCCGGCCGCCGGCCTTCCTGCGATGCTGAAGCTGGCGAAGGACAAGGCTGCGGCCACCGCGGCGGCGCCGTCGCTCGGGCTCGACTCGGTCGGCCTGACTGCGATGGCGAAGGCGATTCCCGGGTATGACCGGCTGAAGTAACAGACAGGACAGCACGAACATGAGTTTTCAGAAAACCGTCAACGACA